ATCACTAGGGATCACCTCACAGCTCACTGGTTCTCGTGCAGACATCATCGTAGCCGACGACGTAGAAGTCCCTAATAACTCTGCGACACAAATGATGCGCGATAAGCTCGGTGAGCAGGTCAAAGAGTTCGACGCTATTTTAAAGCCTAACGACGACTCTAAGATCATCTTCCTGGGGACTCCTCAGTGTGAAGATACGATATACCGACAGCTGACTGAGCGTGGCTATTCGACACGCATTTGGCCTGCACAGTATATTACACCTGAGCATAACGCTAAGCGCTACGATGGGAATGTCGCTGAGTGTTGTATTAATATAGATAATAAAGGAAAGTCCACTGAGCCACTACGGTTTTCCGATGTAGACCTCGCAGAACGCAAAGTATCCTATGGCTCAGCAGGATACGCCCTCCAGTTTATGCTCGATGCTAATCTCTCTGATGTCGAAAAGTATCCTCTTAAGATTGCTGACCTGATCGTTATGTCACTCGATGCTGACCTAGCGCCTGAACGCTTAGTCTGGGCTAGAGATCCGAGCTTAGAGTGGGACGGTTCGATCCCTAATGTCGCTATGACTGGCGATAGGTTCTACAGACCGCTAAAAACACTAGGAAAACATATTCCGTATACTGGGTGCGTCATGTCAATCGACCCGTCAGGACGAGGAAAAGACGAGACAGGCTATGCGGTCGTCAAGATGCTTAACGGTTATCTCTATGTCACAGCTGCTGGTGGTGTTCAGGGAGGATACTCTGACGAGACACTCAAGTTCTTGTCGATGACTGCACGCGAACACAAGGTCAACGAGATTGTCGTCGAAAGTAACTTCGGTGACGGTATGTTTGTCGAATTGCTCAAGCCGATTTTGCGCAAAGTCCACGCCTGCACGATCGAGGAGGTTCGTCATAGCACTCAGAAAGAGAAACGCATTATCGATACGTTGGAGCCTGTGATGACTGGGCATAAGCTTGTTGTTGACCCTAAGGTAATCCAAGAAGACTACGAGACTAGCCAGGTTTATCCTAAAGATCATGCCCTGAAGTATCAGTTGGTCTACCAGATGACACGTTTGACTCGTGAGAGGGGCGCTGTGACGCATGACGACCGCTTAGACGCGCTTTCGATAGCTGTTGGATACTGGACTGCCCAAATGGCACAAGACGCGTCAGATCGCATCCTAGAGCGAAAAGAGGAAGATTTGCTAAAAGAGCTACAAAAGCATGCCGATGCGTATTACAAAGTGCGGCGCGGGGGCCCTGAAGTGTTGACTTGGTGAAAATCGTACCGCCTATATTGAGGGCTAAAAGGAGGCTAAGAGTAACTAAGAGCTGACTAAGCGTGACTAGAGCTGACTAAGCGTAAAAACACAAGTCATGTATCTTATATTAGTAAAAACATCAATGATCGTATAGGGGGAGGAAAATAAGCTTGACTAATGACAAATTTACTTACTAATAGTTAACTAAGAGCTGACTATGAGGAATATATTTATAAAGAACATATAATAAATATGACTATTAGTAAGCTATTAGTAGACTCTAAGTAAGCTATTAGTAGACTCTAAGTAAGCTATTAGTAGACTCTAAGTAAGCTATTAGTAGACTCTAAGCATGAAAGACATCGAAAAGATCACTGCAATACTAGGCGAACACTACGAGAACTATGTTGTTATCGCTGCTGACGGTAAGCATAGCGCTAAGCTAGCCTACAACGACTATTTTGCAGCTAAAGGACTCCTCGATGTCGCAAAGAAAACTGTTGACGATTCTCTAGGAACAGGTATAAGTCGCTTCGAGTTTGACTTCGGGAATCTAGATGAGGACTGAGGGTGAACTCTAAGTGCTCTTTGCGCTTTGTTGTTCCACTGTATGCAAGGCTCTCGGTTAACGCTGAGGGCCTTGTTGCATTTTTGGTAAAAATATCTGAGAGGGTAATACGTAGAGTGTCCCGCGTCGTTTTACCCCAGACGGCTCAAAGCTGACCAAAAGAATCAGGATTCTAGGCGTTAAGCTGATCGATTCACTCAGGAAACTAAGCGTCGCAAAAAGACACGAAGGGAGGGGGTGGTAGTTGACCAGGAGATGGCTTTGAGTTGGCAAGGTGAAGCGCTGAGGTGTCGGAGCGTGTTGGAGTGTTTGTGGGTGTTTTTACGTTTTGAATGCGCAGCGCTATCCTGGAGAATGACTGAGGGATGACTGAGCGCTATCCTGGAGAATGACTGAGGGATGACTGAGCGCTATCCTGGAGAATGACTGAGGGATGACTGAGGGATGACTGAGCGCTATCCTGGAGAATGACTGAGGGATGACTGAGGGATGACTGAGGGATGACCAGGGAGGACTGAGGTATGACTGAGGGAGGACAAAAAAAGTCTAAAAAAGATCTTGCCAAGATATCAGAGCGACGCTAAACGTCTCACATCGTCACTCGATGACGACTAACAAAACAGTAAAACAGTATGAAAGTTAACGCATTAATCATTAACAAGCTGAGCGCTCTATTCGCCAGCCTAGAGTTCCATCGAACTGGATACGCCTCAGAGCAGATCATTGAGGTGATCCAAGATGAAGATCACGAATCGATCTTAGAAGTGCACTTTGCATGTGGCGCTTACTTGAAGCGAGCAAAGATGAACAACAGCGCGTGGGTCTTAGGATACGACGAGACAATTCAAAACGTCTTTATCGTAGAGGGAGGTGCTAAGTGAATCTAACGCAAAAGAAAGAACACTTTGCAAGCATCAGATCAGCTCAAAGCATGCTCAATGCTGCACGAGCTGAGCTGCTCAATTTACACGCGCAAGCTCTCAAGTATGCATCAGCCCAGCAGTTAGACGAGATAAGATTGATTAGGTGTGACCTAGTGCAACTCATTAAAGATCTAGAGCGACTCGCAGAGTTCCGCCTTGAGTTCCAACGAGTAGAAGCAGTGTGATGTTTTATCGAATTATCTTCACGCTGTCAGTTATCTTGTGGGCAATTATTATTAATTTATTATTAAAGAAGTCATGAAGTTATTAAATAGCGGGAACGCCAAGACAATCAAAGGGGAAGCTTTAGGCTATAAAACATATGGTATCCATCTTAGTCCAAGCAACAAGAGCGGATTCCAGGTGTGCAAATGGGCTTCTAAAGGCTGCCGCGCTGCTTGCTTAGACACGGCCGGTCGTGGAGCAATGAGCAACGTCCAGCGCTCACGCATTGCTAAAACTAGGTTCTTGTTCGAAGATCGCCAGGGTTTTCTAGAGCAACTACGAAAAGAGATCAAGAGCGCCATTAAGAGCTCTGAGAAGTCTGACCTTGTTCCGTGTTTTAGACTAAATCTCACAAGCGATTTTGAGTGGGAAACTACCGGAATCTTAGAGGAGTTCAGACACGTTCAGTTCTACGACTACAGTAAGGGAGCTGATCGAATGACTTCGTTTCTAGAAGGAAATCTTCCAGCAAACTACCATCTTACGTTCTCTCGGAGCGACAAGCCTGGGAGTGATCTAGTCTGTAAAAGCTTCTTGAAAGCTGGTGGCAACGTCGCAGTGGTATTCAGAGGGAAGCTTCCTGAGACGTGGCAAGGCTTTGAAGTAATCAACGGAGACAAGACCGACTTGCGATTTCTAGATGGGAACTCAAAGGTGATCGGCCTAGTTGAGAAAGGGCTAGCCAAGCGCGATCAAAGTGGATTCGTAGTTGATCCGTCTTGATTCCTAGAGCTCATCCTAAGGGGTGGGCTCCATGGAGTTAAGAAACACTCCACTTGTATTATGACAAAGAAAACAAAAGACCAGAGACACCACGATGAAAAGCTATTAGCTCTTGCGGTATCAAAGACACATCAGCGCGCCTTTGAGATCGTCCAGGAGTTCAATCGAAGCTTCTTCCTCAATGATTGCGATATTAATAATATACCAGTGGGAATCATTTGCCAAATGCTCAATACCGACGACTTTGTAATAAAACAAGCAAGACAGCGTCGGGCTCAAGAGTTCGTTGGGGATCAATGGGAAGAGAACGTCACACCTTTAAGCGTTTATCTATGAGCGCAGAGCGAGACTAAAGCACACATAGCCTACACAAAGAAAAGCGCCTTGGGAAACCTTGGCGCTTTTTCTTGGATTTGATCAAAATGCTAAAAACAGCAAAAACAGCAAATCGCGCTACTATCATCGAGAGCGTGCCCGATCGTCGGTAAAGAGCGTGCCCCGACTTCTACTAAGAGATAAACGCTAAGGTTATTAATAATATAATATATCCAAAGAACATCAGTAACACTGCGTTCTCAAAGAACTCTCTATCTTTCTGTTCGTCTTTCATGTTGTCTACTTTAAGTTAACTAAGAGTCTACTAATATATTTGTTTTAATATTAATATCACTCAGCGTTAGCTATTAGTAGGGGC